CTTTTTTGTTTTAGGTTTTGCTTTAGGCTTAGATTTTTCTACAATAGAACCCTCTGGATTCCTTCTATCTAAAACCTGCACATAGCCATTAGCCTTTAATTCTGAAATCTGCTTAACAATATCCCTTTCATTGCCCTGCTCGGAAATTCTTTTAATTCTTTTTTCTGGTTTATACCAATATTGCTCCATTATATATCCTTAATTTTATATGGGGGTAGAATTAACCACCCCCATATAGTTATTACAAGGTTATTTAATTAAAACGCTGTTACACCAGTTTCAATTAATGCCCAACACTTCTTCTGATATGTGCTATTTTGTAATAATCTAGCTCCATATATTGAATCAGCTACCATCTTATGAGCAATATAATCCATATCGTATTCAGCCTTTACTGTAGGTCTTTTGCTGAATGCATAACCTAAAGCAGACTTATGAACTACATATCCACCAATAACTTCATCATTGTCTACTGCCCCACCTGCTGCATTAGTTAAAGATGATACTACTGCTACTGCTCCTGTTATTGCAGTAGTATGTAGAACAGGCATATCCATTAATGTTCCAACTACTCCTGTACCTAAGTCAGAAGCTCCTGTTTTAGAAATATGGATAAAGTCATCTAATAGGAATAAAGAACTATATAGTTTATTACCTAAAACCATCACACATTCTGCAGGATTAACATTTTGAGCAGTAACTGCTGTCCAAATATCTGTAACACTATTCACACCTAATGTTTCTGCAGTATCAGCTGCTGAAGCTGTTGAACCTATAAGAATACCATTATCAGTACTTTGCATTTCAGCCAATAGATTTGCATCAAATGCTAATGCTAGTTTATAAGCCATTGAATCTGCATATCCTGAAAATAGTTCATTAGAAGATTGAACTACAGGTAAATCATCTATCATGCAAGAAGTGTATTTATGTCTATTGATTTCTATATTCAATGCGACTTCATCTCTTACTGCATAGTTTACAGGTGTTCCTTCAGCCTTAGTGGCTGCATCTGCTACATCTTGGTAAGTAGGAATATGAACTTTATCTCCACCACCTGAGAATGCTGCACTATAATCTGTAGATATTGATGCTAACTTTAATTGTTTTTTAAAACTAGCTCTTATTGAATCTGCCCACAGTTCAGGTATAAATACATCTAATTCAGATGTTTTTAACATGATATCTGCTGCAGGAATTGGTCCTGTTGTTGCCATTTTAAACCTCTATATTTTGTTCTCTATCAACTGTCTTAATAGACCTTCAAGTAGAATTAATTATTTTATTCTATTCTTATATTGACTAGAGACAGCCTCCCAGTTATTTTTAAGCTCTTCTTCGCTTAATTTTTCAAAAGCATTACTCCCTCTTTCCCATGCCAACTGTTGATTGACATTTCTAGCTTGCCCTGGAGAATGCTTTACCTGTGTTGCTGCTTCTTCTAAATCATTTAATTTATCAGTCATATACTCTAGAACTTGCAAATTTTCATTCGCAAATTTCTCTCTGTCAGCCTTTGGAAGCTTTGAAAGATACTTTTCACGCTGAGCTGTTTCATGAGCCTCCCACTTCTCCCTATAAGGAAGAGTAGAATCTAATTTCTTTTGAAGTTCTTCAGATAATTCCTGAAACTGTTCTTGTTCCTTCATCTGTTTAACTTTATTAGTCTCTTGAGCTGTCGTGAACTCTGTTACTTTCGCTTCTGCATCCTGTGACCTTTTACGAAGCTTCTTTGAATTATTAACTTCATCAAGGTATAAGGCTTTATAATCTACATTAGAATCGGACTGACTCTCCTGTTGAGGCTCCTGCCCCGTCGCTTGATCTGTAGTGGTTACTTCTGTTTCCATTAAAAATCTCCTATTAATTAGTGGGAAATCTACTAATATTTATTATTACTAGCAAAGAATTTTTAGGCTACTGCCATAAAAATCCAATTTTTATTTTCTGCATATTTATACATCTCTTGATACAATTCATCAGATATCTCTACTGTTTCGCCATAACTACTAAAATCATCTGAAGATAATTCAGGCATATCAGGTTGAATAAGGCTGTATAAAAAATCAATATCATTCTTGACTTGATCTATCTCTGATTGCAAGTCTTTTATCTTTTCGCTATCTTTGTCTTTAGCTTTCATTGATAGCGTTTGCAATTTTATTGTTAATTTCTTTAATAATTTTATTAAGGAATAGCTCATACTGTGTGCCTCCTTCTCTATATGTTTTGGGTATGCCGTACCATTTTCTTGGGGGAACGCTTGAAGATGGAGTAGTAAAGCCTTCATTGTGGTCGAACATATATTCATTGTCATCTGCAGGCTTGAGCTTAACTTGAACCTTGCCAGCCTGTATAAGATCGCTTGATTGTAAAAAATTTAATATACTTTCATTCTCTGCTATCAGAGGTCTTCTGTGGTTTATCCCTAACCTCCTTCTATTAGCCAATGTTCTTTTTGCCAAACCTTTGAAGGTTTTTCCTTCTGTATCGTATCCCCTGACAATACCATCAAGAAGTCTATCTTGAATCTTCTCACCATAATCTTTAGTTCTTTCTCTAAAGAAATCGTCATCTATATCTGAAAAGGCTTTGCTAAGGTTGTTTAATGCTTTAATAACTCTACTAATTGCCATGAGGATTACCTACAACTTCAAGGATTTCATTCATTTTAAGCTCAATAATCTCAAGCTTTTCTTCTAACACGGAAAACTTCTCACCAATTTGGTAGTAGTCTATTTGGAGATTCGCTACTGCACTTCTAAGTTCGTCTATTTCCAACATCGTCATCATTCTCGCCTTCCTCTCCATCATTAGTTTGCAACTGTGGGGGAACAAAAGTAGTGAGCTGTGTCACATTTTTTTCAAGGTTTTCTTCAATTTTCCTTTCAGCTTCTTCAATGGTAATGTCTTTATTATTGCGTACCATGATCTCTGCAAGCGTCGTTTGACCATTCTTTAAATCCCAATCATCTCTGAGGACTTTCTCAGATTCTGATTTTGGATAGTCAGGTTCAAGGAAATCAATTCCAAATTTATTGGGTAGTTTAGCACCATGAGGTGCTCCAACAAGTTGCTCAATTTCATAAAAATCATTTTCATATTGTCTCCATAGCTCTATATCATCTTTAAAATCTTCAAAAGATTCCAAGTCTTTAATCTGAAGTGCTATACCGGAGGGAGTCTCTCCACCATCCTGTGCAAATTGTACAAACATATGGTTAGATTGTGCCAATAGCTCTATTTGAAATTTAATAGAGTCAATTACTGCCTGTAGATTACCTCCGGGAGATGCAATCCCAAAACTTGCACCTTCAGGAAGAGAAATAATCATATCACTACCTGCTCTTGCAGTCATATCGGCTTCAGGAACCCCTGTAGCCCAAGGCTGTCCAAACATTTGGTATCTTAATCCTAATTGCATTTCAGTAAGAGTAATATTTACATGAGTATTACAATTAATAATATCAACAGCCCCCTCTACAAAGAAAGAATCAACCTGATGCTCACGATGGGTAAATACAACAGGCAATTTACCAAGATTGTGTACCTCTTCCTTGGAAACATTCCCCTCTTTATCATATTCAATATAATATTCATCATCAATGTATGCAAATGCCTCATATCCAATTCCATAAGAAGGATCATCCACAGGATTCATTAGTGGATAGGATATTGCAATAGGATTAAATGGATCACTTGGATCAAAATGGGGGGTAAAGAAATAAATTGGATGATAACAAAACTTATCCTCTTCGTAGGTAACTTGAGTAGCAACAGTTCCAATGAGTCTTGTCATTCTTTCAATATGCTTGAAAGAAACATCCTTTTTCCTTGTATAATTAGCATATTTCTTATTTACATTCCTGATTGCCCCAAGAGTATATATCTTTGACATCTTATTGATGAACTTTTTAGTAATATTCATCTCATATACAGGAACTTCTTGAAAAGGAATTGCATCAAAATAAGGTTTAATGTATTGACGTATTGATGTGCCAGTATAAAAGTCTAAATAAACCTCTATCTCTTTCCTTCTAGCATAAAGCCTATGTAACTTATTATCTTTGATGGATTGTCTGATTAAATCTTTAGCGTCTTGTGCCATTTATTACCCTCTTTTTTTCTATCTACAAATTTTATGCCTTGCTGTTTGATTGGGAAGCGATTTAACATAAAATATCTCAACATATCGCAACCATGATCGTGAAAGCCATCTTTAACAGGAATCTCTTTTAAGTCCTTACCTTCTTTATGTTCAGGATAGCGATAATTCTCCAAATCCTCTGCTAATCCCATACAATTCTTATTTAAATGTAGCCTGCGTAAGCCTTCAGCATTCTCAATGAAGCTTCTAACATGAGAAATACCTGCTTCTAATTTACGACTAATTTTATCACGAACAAAGCGAACATTCATTCCATTTCTACGAAATTTTTCAATATCACCCATACCAGAAGAGGATTGGACTGCACTACCTGCAGGGTCTCCAAAGGAGGCTATCACTTTGTATTTAGCATGTTTATTTTTACATACATTGATAAGATCGTCAGTTGTTACTCTTTCTTGATGTATAAACTCATCAATAACATTGATATGCTCTATTCCGTCTATAGTGTAGACCTGAAACCAGGCAGCAGCCGGCATTCTAAAGCCAAAATCAATACAAGCGTAAGTAGGGAGGTTTGGTTGATAGGGGAAATTCCCTAAATCTTTCGTTCTATCAAATGGATAAACACGACCAGCAAAAGAAGTAAACATTGCACCATATTCCTGCTCGAAAACCTCTTGAGCCATGTTTCTTTTAGCCTCGATAAGGTCAGCATCCTCTAATCCCTCAGGATAAGCATACTGATTCTCCCAAGACGGACTGTTAAAGGATGCCCATTCCTCGTCTTTTTTACCGAGAAGGAATTTATCATATACCCAGTTATACCCTTCAGGGGTAGTTATGAATAATGCTTTTCCTTTTCTATCTGAAAGAGTAGGGCGTAAATACATGTCCCAAACAGTAGCTTTCTGCTTGGCAGCTTCATCGAGAACGAGTTAGTCAAGCCCCTCACCGACCAGCGAGGGAGGATTATCTGCTGATTTCCCCTCGAAGATTGAACCCCATTCTGTTTCTATAAACATATCCCTGTATGATGCTCGCCTTGTTGGTACGCCCTGGTTCGTTATAAGCTCATGCCAGACTTCCCGAAACACTTTCTCTGCCAATTGGTAGCTGGGAGCAACAACCCATGCTCTCTTATTGGGTTGCGTAATTACAGCCTCAATTTCCTTGGCTGCAGCTACCGACTTTCCCCATCTCCTGCCACACACAGCAACAGTAAATCTGGCATCCTTTTCAGGGAAGTGTAATTTCTTCTGCCCTGCATGAGGGAAGTAGTTCGTAAACTTGAAATACTTCCTTTTATAACTAATTAAATCTTTATCTGAGCCCATTCCCACCTTTTCTGCGTTTTTTGCCACCTTTGCCACCACGCCTTCTAGCTTCTATCTTTATATTGTCTGGGGGTAGGGCATGCATTTCACCTGCATTAAGTAGTACGGAAAATACGATAAGTTTTATCATCTGTCACCTCGTTTTTAAAAAAAAGTCTTGACTTAT